GAATAGTGGATGAGAGATGCTGGTCTTCGATTCCCCACAGACCGATGGATGCCTTGACTGGGACACTGACTTGGGTGTCTCTCAGTCCGAGCCGGATACAGCGGTCGATATAAGCTTTTGTGGGTTCATTTACTTGAGATGCAAAGTCATCTCCCAGTTGAGTATTGATGATGTCCATCAGCTTATCTATCTGGGTCTTGCTAATCTTCTCACTTCTCGGCATATCACTCAGCATCTGGATAGCCAGGTAAGCTGCATCTTTGACTTCTGTTTTCCAGGCATTGTTTAAAACCCGGTAATACTCAAGCATGATCTGATCATAATACTGCATCAGAAAGAAAACCTCCGGACCCTGACTCTGTTCCTGCCGATGTCATATTCATTGAAGCGTTCCAGACACCCGGCAAGGGCATCACAACCATCGATGTAACCATCAGGATAGGTAAGGAACTGAGAGATTAGGGTGGGTGTATCCTGTCCGTCCGGGAAGAGTATCTTGGCAGTCTCGATGCTGGTCTCTGTTCTCTCTATTCGCAGGTTCTTGTTCTCTTTGTTATCAATGCGCTTTATGCGGTGGGAGATGGGATTGAGTTTGTTATCCTTTGCCCACCTGTCAAAGTCGGCAAGGATACGAGCCTGTCCGTAGCTGGTCTCGATGGCAGAGCGGAACTTGGCTTTGTAGATAGATTCCAACTCCTGATAGGTATCATGGTAGTATCTGAAGAACTTGGTATTCTCAGTCTGACGTATCCAGACATGGATTACATAGAACCGATTGCCATCATAACCTATGGAGATGATAGCCTTGAAACAGCCTTTCTCTCCCCATGCCGGGTCAGCATACATCCAGACCCGCTTCATTTGACTGGGGGCAGGCAGGTTTCTGTATTTGGTGAACCACTGGTGTTTAAAGATATTGCCTTCGATTACAGGCTGTCCGAGCATCTCCCTTTGGTAACCGGTACTGCCGAACTTGGCTCTCAGGTTGGGTAAGGAATTTGTAGGGTATTGCTCTTCCCAAGCAGAGCTACCGTCCGGATTCTCCAAAGGGAAGCGCATAATAGCTCTCTGGTGGCATTTTAACATCTGTTTTGATACAATATCCAAGTCAGGATTATCTGCCTTTAAATCGTCTATTATGAGTTGCTGGAACTGACAGATGGCATAGTTGGGATGCACAAGGTTACCGAGCCAGATTACCTTGCCTGTTCCTTCCGGTGCCAAGGCACCTGCCAACTCCTGAGTAATCTTATCCATGCGTCTCTTGCCGATGGACTGATTGCCCATATTCTCTTCTTTGTCTATATCATCACAGACTATCAATCCGGGTCGCTTGGCAGTCTTGGGATTAAGGGTTCCACGATGCGATTGCTTAATACTCCTGGCTCGGATGCGGGTCTTGCTCTTGAGATAGAAGTCCAGGTCAAAGGTGTCCACTGGTTGAAGCTCAGGATAGTCACCTAAGAGTCTGCGGTTGTTGGTCAGTTCATGCAGTGTGAAGGCAGTCCGTTCCTGTGAGAGATCGACATCAGCAGCAGTATGAATCACATACTTCTCACCTTTGATAATCTTCCAGATCGGATAGACCACTCCCATCAGTACCGTTTTGCCCAGTCCACGAAAGCCGGTAATGCCAATGATGCCTGTGCTCTTATCAGTCTCATCAAACATAGTGCTGTGGGCTGGGCAGAAAGGTAGTGGGAAGATATGGGGAAAGTAAGTCCGGCAGAAAAAGGAAAACGAGTCCCAGCCTTCGCCTTTGGTTCTGACTATCCGCTCTTCTCTGGCTTCGGGATTATCGTCTATAAAAGGCAAAACGGAGATCGTCTTGGCTGCGATCTCCGTCAATGCCTTGTTATGCCGCTGAATGAACTTCTTAGGCATAACGCTCGGGGATTTGCTTTGGATTGGAGTTAGTCAGGGAGATATGGGGTCGATTTATCTTTAGAGGTGTCATTATAATTACCCGTTTCTGATGCGAAGGTAATCAGCTAAATCCAGGACAATGCCTTGGAACTGCTTGAGAAGTGTTTCATAGCCTTTCTCGACCATGAAGTCGGTGGTTTGATCCATAAACTTTACGATATAGTCATTGAGTTCCCGAGCCGGTTCATCATCCTTCTGGTTCTGTTTTATGAGTGAGACCAGGGACTGCAGAGCGGTATCAGCCGGGTTCTTGGCATATTCTCTCAAGGCTTGGATCAAAGCCCGTTTTCTGGCTACTTTGATCTCATGGTCGAGTTTGCGCTCTTCCTTGAACAGACTATTCCAATTACCCGACTTGATCCACTTGCGGACTGTGATGTCGGAGACACCGAAGATGATACCTAATTCATTGGGGTCTGTTTTCCCATTGAGATAGCTTTCTTTGCAGTTTTCCCGCTTAATGCGGTACTCGAGGGCGTTACTCATACTCGGGTCTCACTTTGTGGTTTTCTAAGTAGGCATTGATATCTTTGCCATGTACTCTCAAAGGTCCTCTTTCGGTTAAACGGTAAGCAGGGAGTGGGTCTAAGACATCTCTGATCATCCGATAGACAGTAGTCCGGTCGACATTCAGAATGCCTGCCAGTTCATCGGGTCTGTAATAGCGGTCATTAAACTTATCCATGCTTACCTCGGCTGTATTATTCATAACTGAAGCCATCATAGTTGCACCAAGCCTATGGTCAAAGTCTGCTGCCTTATCCTGCCACAGATTTTACAGGGCACTAAAGTTCAGCACGACCTTCTGGTAGTTATCATGTTCATCTCTGGTATAGTACACTATGTATTGCTTGGTAGAGGTTACCAGGATGGCTTTATCAATCAGTTCCATCGCTTCAGCCCAGGTCGGGTCTTTGATCTTGTAACGGCGCAAAGCGAAGATACGGTAACGAGCCAACTGACCTCGTTTATCGACCTGGAAGGCTTCGGTAATAATAGCTTTGAGATTGTCATTGGAGTCACTCGACCACTTCTTAAGGCACTCATCGATCTTCTGTTTGGCAAGCTGCAGTTCGATCCCGAACTGGATACGCTCCCGGTAACGGATTTCGATGCGGTACTGTTCATTGAAATTGATCAGCAGGGCATTGCCTTTCCATTCCAGACCGTTCCTGCGGGCTGCTTCGCTCAGGTAATCTTCGATGATACCGATCATCTTGCGTTTGTCAGAGAGGATGCGTTCCTGCAGTTTGAGAGCTAAGTCCATCGACTTATTGACAGCAGTATCCTTCTCTACGATATCGGTGTTGAGTACTTTGATGGGGATCACCCGACCCTGGGCATCGGTCATGGTGCGTTCTTTAACGGATTTAGTAGATTTACTACTCATGTTTATCCTCCTTGGGATCATTATCTATATTTGGTTCTGTATTTTCAGTTTTAGGGGTTTGTTTCTTGAGATAGGATTGGAGCATGGCGATAACAGCTCTGCGCTCCGACTTATCCAGCAGGTTCCAGTGGCTTTTGTGGTAATGCTTAATCATGAAAGCTCTCAAATCACTATCTGTCCAATTAGTCTGCTTCATCAGGGCGAACATATACTTGCCTTGTTTATCAAAGGTGAAGACTTGGGGACGACCATGTTTGCGGTAGTTCAGCATGAGTGTTTTCAGCTCTATGAGTCGCTCTTCATGCAAAGCAGTAAGCGACTCTCCATAGCCAAGACCACTGATGATGAACCTGAACCCCTCGAGCGGCCAACCGAGTTTCTTGACTCTAAGTGCATGGATTTCCTGCCGTAGTTTGCGTTCTCGTAGTTCTTGTGTCATAGAATGCCCCTAACTTACCTGTGAATCAGCCTTTGTTTAGGTAAATGATATAATTATTCTTTCTACGTAACAAGGCTTCTGCTTTCTTACGCTGTTTTTCTTGTTCTGCCAGTTGCCTGGCTTCCATCCTGATTTTACGTTCTGACCAGGCTTTTTCCCTGCGTTCTTTGACTTCCTGATCGTACTTAGCCTTTTTATCCTTTGCCATCTGCTGTCGGTTCTCTCCGAAGATTGACCGCAAGTCACCGATGATACCGGCCTTGATATAACTACCGAGCTTGTTCAGGTTGGCTCTGGTGATGACATAATACGCATCTCCTTTGACACCCACTATACCGATGGATGCCAAAGCCTCGATATAGACGAACACCCACTGCCGGCTCTTGCCGAAGTCAGCTGCTATCTTCCGGATGGAGTTATAGCTCTGCTTTTCAATGAAGTCGAGGAGAGCCGAGGCAGCTGAAGGATCGAATCTCCAGCTGCCTTTTTGATTGTAGCCCACTACAGCATTGTAACGTTGGTTCTTGACATAGATACTCTCAGACTGAGATATCTGTTTGATCGTCT